GGGCTTTAGCAATCGTTGTCTTACCAACACCCGCTGTACCTGATAATAGTAGATTCGGTATTTCTTTTCTAGCAACATATTCCATGAAGGTGGATTTGATTGCATCCGGTAGGATACAATCTTCCACTTTTTGTGGTCGATACTTCTCGACCCATAATAATTGTTCCATCACATACTCCCATAATATAATATAATACTTACTTTACTTCACTAAGAACTTCAAATAGAGCTTCAAACTCTTTCTGTTCTGCAACTTCCGTTGAGAAGTTTTGTTTGTATTTGACTTTTGCCATTCTAGCAATAATCTTTTTTGGAATCTTAAAGTTATCAAATGCAACATCAATGATTTCTTTTTGTACCTGTTTCTCAAAATCAATCTTGGTCTGAGATACATTGATTTCATCAATTACAGACTTGAGTGCCTTTAATTGTTCCTCATTGTATGTTCCGTATAGTGTTTGAATTTCAGTCGCCATATTATGCTGCCGCCAATTGGCCCATGACCGTAACTAAAGATTCTTCAACAGCTACTGCACCGTTTACCAAATTGATAATAGTCTTACCTTCAAATTCACCATCAGCTGCTTCAAATGCCGCTACGATGTGTTTTAAATTAATAACAATTACTGTATTTGATTTTGTTTCTGTAAATTTTAAAAACATTATTCACTCACTTTCGATTCTTTGGCTTCAAAGGCAATCCAATACTGAATATCTTCTTTAGTATTTTGGAAATGTCCAATACCCTTAAATGAGATTTGTACTGTATAACTGCCAGGAATTAACTTGATGTTTTCAGTTTTAAAAACAACTGTATACTTTTTACCATTGCCTTCACCAACTTGTGTTGAGTTTGTGTGTGCTGAATTATCATTGGCATCAAAGGTAACAATTTCAACGGATTCACCATCAGACCTTACACCAATATGTGGTGAAGAAAGAACCGAAGCCGCTTTCATAATGGAATCATAATCTTCAGCCGATAAAGTAAATTCACAATCAACAGAAGGTAATGTAATTTCTTTATTTGGTGGAACAACAATCATATCAGGTGCGGTCATACGATAGTTTGTTTTCTTTTTGCCACTATTAAAGACAACATCAGAATCGGTAAAATCAAGTTCTGGATCTTTATTAAGATTGTAAACAGACAAGAATTGATTTAAATCATAGATACAGAATTCTTTTGGAAATTCATCACTAAGATTTGCTTGAGCAAGTACCGTCTTACTAGCCGAAACAGTAGTAAGTCTTTTGCCTTGTTTAAATTGAAGGCCTTGATTGATTGAGGAAAAGTTCTTCAATACTGTTAGGGTTTCATTTGATAACTTCATTTATTTCTCCATTATGTAAAAATTTACGACTTAGAATACATTATATCATGTTCATACAGAAACATCAAGCAGCACATTGCGTGTGCCAAGTGATGTATACCAGATTCTTGGTCAATCTGTTCACCTTGTTTCCATGCCCAAACATGCCGTTGTAACGCATCAAAATACCTACGTTTGGCATCAGGTACTTTTTGCCAATTATCTCTTTCATATTTCTGAGCACCAAAAGTTAATACTTTAACTGTTTCTTCTAATGCTAGTGGTGGTAACAAACCATATTCTAGTTTGCCACCATCAAATTTACGGCCAACTTCTTTTGGCGCCATTGCTGCATCTTCATAACCAGGATGATAAGGTGCTTCTGAAACCAATTTATCAATTGCTCTTTCTTTTTCGGTCAATTCGGACATAACAAAATTTGACATTACATTTCTCCGACAAAATTAGCAACAGCTGGCATATCTCCTTGGAAGTGATATGTACCAATGTGTGATGTTTTCATCCATGGGCAAAGGTAGATATCTCCACCAATCTTACGCCACATTTGACAGAACATATAATCTTCTGAAAGGTAACGGTCAGAACCACCACCAACAATTGAATCTTTAGTGTCAATAACTGTATCAAAGTAAGCATGAATATATCGTGAGCCGTCAAAGTTTGCTTGGCCTACATGGTCAGGTTTATAACGAATTGTGGGATAAGCTTCAGCCATTTTGGTAAACACTTCACGCTTAATCATCATGAAGCCGGTACCAATTTCTAAAACTTGTAGGGGTTCAGTAACGGAGAATTGTGCTGTACCTTTAACAGGATTAAACACATAATCACCAGTAACTTTTTCTAATTGTCCGGCATCAATATCTGGATTCTTTTGTACTGCTTTGATAACAGATTTCCATTTGATTGCTTTCTTTGGATAAGGACCGCCAGATACATCTTTGTCCATGGCCAATAAAGCAATAACATCTTGTGGATTGAAATGAACATCAGAATCTAAGAACAGCATATGAGTGCAGTCAGAACGATGGATGAACTCATCAGCAAGGTAGTTTCTTGCTCGTGTAATTAGGGACTCATTAAACAGGAATGAGAATTTGATTTGAACATTGTATGCCATACAAATTGCTTGTAAATCTAAACAAGCTTTCATGTATAGTCCGTGGTTTACACCACCATACATGGGTGTGGCAACAAATAGGCTTTTCTTTTGTAGCTCTTCTTTTTTGATTGTGATTTCCATTTGTTCTCCGAAAATAATAATAAAAAAGAGGAGTATCGCCTCTCAGCGAACCCCTCTTACTACACACAGATTAGGCAGTAAATGAATAACCAGCTTTGAGTGCTTTTTGTACCAATGATTTAGTTGGTGTTCCCATACGGTAGTAAGTAATCTTACGACCATCTTCTAGGGTGCGTTTATTGGTATAGATTACATGGCCTTCTTGGCGCAATTCATCAATACGAGCAGAAACATTGGTGATGCCGAAACGGCTTTGTGCTTGAGCAGTTGTGAAAGTATTGTAACCTTCTGATTTCTTCAAAGTTGCCAACATTTTTTGCTTAGCGGATAATTGCTTCTTCATAGTAAAACTCCATAGTAAGTTAATAAAAAACCTTGCGTTATGCAAGTGGACACATCATATCATTATCTAGGTGTGTTTGTCAAGTATTCGTGTGGTATACTTGATTATCTGCCAACTTGTGGCAAATACTTTGCCTTGGTTTCTTCCCAAGATAATTCAATTAAATCGTCATAGAAAAGAGTTTCATATGAAACATTATTCTTTTTCTGTAATTGACGGATTCTACCTTTGGCATATTTTGTTTTCCAAATAGTAGATAAAGCTTCTTCGCTGGTATCAAATGATTTTACCAACTGCTCATCTGTAATTTCTTTACGGAGAAATTCATTAGTGTTATTGTATAACGGACTAAAATAGATACCACGCTGATGTTCTGTACGAATTAATTCTTTTGGAATACCAAGTTTAGAATAAGCAAAATTCAAAGAACGATTTTTATGGTCACGCTTAAGTGGAAGGCCTTGTTGATTCTTTGCTTCCCACCATTCAAAATATTTGCGAGTGTGATTCTCTTTAATCCAATCAAATACTAATTTTTTGGTTGCTCTACTCGGTTCAAATGCCACAGAACCTGAGGAGAATCCCATTTTATTCCAATGTTCTAGTCCATCATATTGAGATAGACCGCCAGACTTAGTATTGCCATAAAGAGAAGTAGTAGTAACTCCAACCAATGTATCACCATATTGTCGCTTCCAATCTTTCTGAACTGTATCAGATAAACACATTAATGCCAATAACTTACCACCCATGTAATTAAAACCGAGTGGTTGTAGAGGAACGATTGTGGATCCAATTGCAGTATGATTAATCATGTGCTGCTGTGTTTTAATATCTCTCGACCATCCTATTGCATTATCTCTTGGAGTCAAGTCCAGGAAGTCTGAGGAGATACAAATAACTCCAAGATATTTGCCAGTTACTTCATCGGTAAGAATGTAAAACAGATTACGGCCAATGTTACTATTGTTCTTCATAGTGGAAGAAAAGGTACGAACGGCATTCCAAGTTTCAGCACCAGTACCATTTGAAAGAACCATAACAGGTTTCAATTTCTCATAATCATCTGGACTTTCTGGCATCCAAAAGTTTTTCTTAACCTTGTCAACCAATTTTCTTTGTTCGGGATCCACCATCTGAACATCTTGTCCGAATAGTGTAGAAACTTCATGTACAGGATATCTCTCTTTCACTTCACACCATTTTTGGTATAGAGTATATTCACGAACATCCATTTGTGAA